CGGCTGCGCTACCTATATTTGATAGTGCTGAACCAAGCCGTTGCGCAGTGCCAATTGCGGCAGTTGCCGCACCGAACGTTGCTGTAGTAGCCGCTATAGTTGATTGTAAATTTTGTCCATTGACTGCCATAATATGTCCCTTTGGCAAGTATTTATTTGACTTTATTAACCGCGTAGTTTATAATAGCTTAAAATAGGAATGATCCATGACCGCAAAAGTTAACTATCTAAACAATAAAGATATGTTGTTAGAAATACACAGAAGTAAGACATCATACTGTAGTTTTACCGATCCAAAGTATCATCAATATGATATTATTTTGCCGAGTGTGGACAAAATAAACATACGTACAGTAGCAGAAGCTAAAAGAAATCAAGCCAAAAGAATAGGTGATTTAGACTATGCTACCCGCAAAAAAGACGGGCAAAAAGTCAAACAAGCAGACTGTGAAGTAGACTATAAAAAGATTGCCAAAACAGATGTTGTGTTTAGGATCATGACCTTTGATCATATTCCGCTTAATAATGTACGTAAAAAGAATCCTAAAAGTCTAGCAGATCACCGAGACAAAGTAAACTTTCCGCCGTTCCAGCATTGGAAGTTTAACGATGAAGATGAAATAATTTGCGTGGGTAAAAGCCATTGGAAGGGTGATCTTGAAAAAGGCAAATTTGACAAAGATGCGGGTCAAATTACTCCAACTCTAGCACGAATGATGTTAAAATTATGTGAGAGGTACGCTACTCGCGGCAACGTTCGTGGCTACACATACAATGACGAGATGAAGGGTCAGGCTATTCTACAGTTAACACAGATTGGATTACAATTTGATGAAAGCAAAAGTGATAACCCATTTGCTTACTTTACTGCGGCGGTGACCAACAGTTTTGTTCGTGTTATTAATATTGAAAAGCGTAATCAAAATATCCGTGATGACATTCTTGAGATGAACGGTATGAATCCATCATACTCGCGCACAGGTGCCGGTGAACATGCTGCCGCAGTAAAACGCAATGAGGAAAGCAGTTCTAATGAGTAATATGTTTAAAAAGATTGCCTGTTTTACAGACATACATTTTGGATTGAAGTCGAACAGTAATACTCACAATCAAGACTGTGAGGATTTCGTAGACTGGTACATTGCCAAAGCCAAGGAGGAAGGTTGTGATGTTGGAATTTTTATGGGCGATTGGCATCATAATCGCAATAGTCTTAATATCACTACTATGGACTATAGCCTTAGGGCCTTGGAAAAGCTCGGTCAGGCGTTCGATCAATTTTATTTCTTCCCTGGCAATCATGATCTATATTACAAAGACAAGCGGGATATTCACTCTGTAGAATTTGGCAAATATATTCCCGGTGTTACTGTAGTTCCCGAAGTTACCACCATTGGTGATGTTACCCTATGCCCGTGGCTAGTTGGCGAGGAGTGGAAGACTATTAAAAATCGCACAGGCAAATATTGTTTTGGCCACTTTGAATTGCCCAAGTTCTTTATGAACGCAATGGTACAGATGCCTGATCACGGAGAGCTTCAAGCAGAAGCGTTTAAAGGCTTTGAAATGGGCTTTAGCGGACATTTTCATAAACGTCAAATGAATGAAAATATGTGTTACATCGGTAACGCATTTCCTCATAACTATTCAGATGCTTGGGATGACGATCGAGGCATGATGATTTTAGAATGGGGCGGTCAACCGGTATTTCATTCGTGGCCTAATCAACCGACATTTCGTACATTAGCATTAAGCAGATTAATTGACGAAGCTGATACTATTATTAAACCTAAACAACATTTACGAGTTGCGTTAGACATCGATATTACCTACGAAGAAGCAAGTTTTATTAAAGAAAAATTTATTGCGGATTATGACATCCGAGAACTTACGTTAATTGCCGAACGTAAAGAAATTGAAATTAATACTAATATCGACATTCAAGCATTTGAATCAGTTGATCAAATTGTGTCAAGTCAAATTATTAATATTGACTCTGATCAGTTTAACAAGAATACGCTATTAGAGATTTATAACAGCCTATGATAAAAATTAAAGAATTAACAGTAAAAAACTTCATGAGTGTGGGTAATCAAACCCAGGCTGTAAATTTTGCGCAAGAAAATCTAACACTTGTGCTAGGTGAAAACTTAGATCAAGGCGGAGATGACAGCGGTAGCAGAAACGGTACAGGTAAAACTACTATTGTAAATGCGCTCAGTTATAGTTTGTTTGGTAACGCATTAACTAACATTAAAAAAGATAATCTTATTAACAAGATTAACAATAAAGGCATGTTAGTTACATTAACGTTTGAAAAGGACGGCACTAACTATCGTATTGAGCGTGGACGAAAACCTAACGTACTAAAGTTCTATGTAAATGATCAAGAGCAAGAGACTGACGAATCTGATGACGCACAAGGCGACATGCGTGAAACACAAAAAGATCTTGATGAGTTATTAGAAATGTCGCATGATATGTTCAAACATATTGTAGCCCTTAACACCTACACCGAGCCGTTTCTTAGTATGCGGGCTAACGACCAGCGGGTTATTATTGAACAATTATTAGGCGTTACGTTGCTATCCGAAAAGGCAGAAACACTTAAAGAAATGATTAAGACTACTAAAGATGATATCTATCAGAAGAACGCAGATTTAGAAGCCGCAAAGAAAAGTAATGAAAAAATCCAAGTGAGTATTGACGGATTATTGACTAGACAAAGCGCATGGAATACTCAGCACGAAAACGAATTAGAAAAAATTGGTCGTGCTATTATTGAATTAGAAGGTGTTGATATTGACACTGAACTTTCTAAACATGCTGAACTAAAAGTGTACGAAGAGCGCACGTCCAAGCTCAAGAGTCTCAATAAGGAGCGGGCAACTTTAGACAGCGCGATAGCGCAAGCGGAGCGAAGCGTAAAAAAGTACGCAAGCGAGCTTGCTAAGTTGAAAGACAAAAAGTGCCACGCTTGTGAACAAGATCTCCGTGATCATAAACATGAAGAAATGTCTGCTGAGGCTACGACTCACTCGGATGACGCACAAAAATACTTTGATAAAGTTACACTAGACCTAGCTAAGATTAATAAAGAAATTACTGCGCTAGGTGAGCAAACAGTCCGGCCGGACACATACTACGACTCTGTTGAACAGGCTCTAAAGCATCAGAATAATTTGAAAACTTTAGAAACACAGTTACAGATCAAAGCAGGTGAGTCAGACCCGTATCAAGAACAAATTGATGAACTTACTGATACTGCTCTACAAGAAATTAATTGGGATAGTATTAACACATTGAGCACCCTAAAGGACCATCAAGAGTTCTTGCTCAAGTTGTTAACATCAAAAGATTCGTTTATTCGTAAGAAAATTATTGATCAGAATCTAGCGTACTTGAACAACCGTTTGACTTACTATCTTGACAAGATGGGCTTGCCGCATACCGTTAGTTTCTTAAACGATCTTAATGTTGAGATTACACAATTAGGCCAGGATCTTGACTTTGACAACTTGTCTCGTGGCGAACGTACTAGATTGATTTTATCGTTATCTCTAGCGTTCCGCGATGTGTGGGAAAGTTTATATCAACAGATTAATTTACTGTTTGTAGACGAACTTATTGACAACGGACTTGATGCTAGCGGTGTAGAAGGCGCATTAAGCATACTGAAAAAAACGTCACGTGAACGCAAAAAGAATGTGTTCTTAATCAGTCACAAAGATGAACTTATTGGTCGTGTAAACAATGTGCTACGTGTGATTAAAGAAAACGGCTTTACCAGCTATGCCAATGATCTTGAGGTTACTGAGTAATGGACAAAGACGAACAGCTACATGATGAACTCATGTCAGCTTTTCGCGAATATTTTAAGGCAAATCAAAAATGGCTCAACGAGGACACCAAGCGAGCAGGTATGGATGTTCGATGGTGGTTAAGTGAGATTAGGCGCATCTGCTCTGCTCGTCGTGTAAAAGTACAAGAGTGGCGAGATTGGAAAAATGAAGATATGAAACAGGCAAAAGCAAAACGCAAGGCAAACCAGAATCAACACAAAGGCACATCTGACAACACTAATTAGTGCATGTCATGGACTTATCAAAATGAAATCATTGAAACACTCCCCGAAGAGTGTGTGGGTTTCGTGTACTTGATAACAAATGTCATCTCTGGACGCAAATATATAGGCAAAAAATTAGCCAAGTTCGCTAAAACATCCTACAAGGTGGTCAAGCTCAAGAACGGGACTAAGAAAAAAAAGAAAATACGATCAAAAGTTGATTCAGATTGGCGTGATTATTACGGTTCAAATCTGGAATTAAATGCTGACGTATTGAAATTAGGCAAAGAAAACTTCACTCGGGAAGTCCTATATTACTGCACAAGCAAGGCGCAATGCTCTTACATCGAGGCCAGAGAACAATTTACCCACAAAGTTCTAGAATCAAAAGACTATTATAACGGCCAGATTTCTGTTCGTGTACATGGTTCACATATACTCAAAGGCTAATAATTCAGGCTGTTTAACTGCCAAATAAGCCCGCACAGGCGACCGATATTGTGCCCCGAATCCGTTCTGATGTGTGACGGCAGGGTATTCTGAGTGGCAGCAGAGACGTAAATCAGTATCCTTTACAGGACCACGATGGAATATGCCTACATACAATCCGTTTGATTTATAAGAGAAATTTTAAACAAGGCTAAAAGAGGGAGAAATACCCACGGCTATTGGCATGTTAACGTATGCTGTTGGACCCGCAGTTGTATAAAGACTCAGCTCGTGGTACCGGACAACCGCCACTGTAATGCTGTAACGTTAAGTGAACTGGTCAACTCAGATAATGTTCATTTTTTGCCCGCCAGGGCAAAGTGTGACTGAACAATCTAGATAATATTTAAACTACTTCGTAGTTAATAGTTTTTGCAAAGAGAAACAACATGTGTTAGAGCGCAAGCGATAACACAGAAGAACGTTAGTTCTTCTTAATACAGTTGATAAATATCACATAGAGGATATACAAATGAAGATTTACGACATTATCAGTGAGAACACAGTTCAAGAAGCTGCAGCTGTTGATTTATTAAAGCTAGCAGGTAAAGGTGTTGCTAACGGAGCTAAATGGCTAGCACAAACTGGTGCCCGTGGCGATCTAGTTGATATGATGTCAAAAAATAGTCAGCTTATCCGTAATACCCTACGTGGAGCTGCACCCACAGCCGCTCAAGTTGAAAAGATATACGGTCCCCGTGCTGCAGAAATATATGCTAAAGATCCCAACTTCATGGCCAAAGTTCTTAAACAATATCATGCTGAAAGACTTTCAACTAAAGTTCCGCCTAAGCTACCATCAGGATCACCTGTTCCGCCAGGTGCTCAAACCGCCGCTACCACAGCAACCTCATTAATACGTAAAATTCCGGTAGTGGGATTAGTCTCTAAAGCTATTTCTGTTTTTGGCATTTATAATATGGTTCAGGATTACAATCAAGGTATTGCGTATTTTGATGAGCAATTAAAAAACGGCATGTCACAAGAGCAATACGACGCCGGTGTTGCCCATTTAAAATCAACATTGGTATTTCAAATTGCCGCATCAACTGTGGTATTTTCTGTACTGAAACAAAGTACTGGATGGGGCGCTATGGGAGCAATGCTTAGAGGCAGTTCTTCGCCGCTGGCAAATAAGATTGGTGGCAGTATGGGCTCAATGAGTTCAGCCGCTCGTGCTGCACTTATTACAGCATTAAGCACCAAAGAAGCTAGGTCGTTTTGGTCTGATATGTTTGCGGGCGGTATGATGGACAACGTTGGAAAAATAGCATACGACGGAGTTGCTGAACTGATTGATATGGCCAAAAAGAAAGCCAACGACCTTGCTGGCAATCCTTCTGAACCCAAACCAGAAAGCGATACTGGAGCGGCAGCAGATAGAGATGCTTCGTCAACAGCTAAACCAGAAACACCGGCCAGTACAAACACCTCACCTTATCAATCAGAAGTGCCTAGCACTTCAACGTATAAAGGCAATCCAATGTTTAAGGGCATTAATTAAACAAAAGGTTGTTGCATTATTTTAGACAATTCCATGTTATCTGAAATAATTTTGTACATTAGTGTGCGGTCTTCATAGCTATAGGTGTGCATTAGATCATTAATACTAACGCCACCCCGCATATACCAACTAATTCTAAACAACTCTTCTTTAAAGTTTATTGCTTCTTTATCAAGCCTAACTAGATACTCTTCAATTTCCTGGGTGGATAATCTAATTAGGCTGTCGCGAAAAAATTTGAATGGTCTAGTGCCACACGAATTGTGTTTTCCTTGCCACAACTTTCACATTGGGCCATTTGCGGTGGAGTTTCCCACAGTTGTGTATTTTTGTCAATGTGAACTTTGATTTGGTCAAACGTGGATTTTTCAGTGTTAGCCAACCATTCATTAATAAATGCTCGTTCATTGACCACCGTGGTTCCAACTTCGATAGCAGTGATATTAGCTGAATATACTTCTACTTGTAACAAGCCGTATGCTTCAAATAATATTGACATTTCTTTAGATTTTTCAACATCATTTTCAATAGTAGCTGCCGCTTGTAATTTTTGTCGTAATTCAAAATTACGTTGACTAAATTCTGTAACTTCTTTATAGCATAACGGTCTTAATTTTACAACTACATCTTTTAACACAGCATGATTGTCAAAGGTAATGTGATTATAGTAATCAATTATTTTTGAAAGTTCAAGTTCATATTCATTTTCTGTTTGACAATGCTCACAAGTATGTCCAACGGTGATAATGTTGGTATAGGTAGCAATACGTATAGCCGCTAGTATTAATTCTAAATCTAAATTGCTAACTGCCCACCCGTTGGTAATTGACGGGCAACAGCTTTCAATAACTTTAACAGTGCTTTCGCCAGTGACTAACGCATCAGGCGTTTTTATAAGAATTTCGTCCATACCAGTCATACCGTATACTGCTAACTTGGTAACATCGCCGGTAATTTCACCAGGGTTGTTGTACTGACCTTTACTGGGTAAATTAATAAAGATTTTTGGTTGACGAAAGAACTTCTGTAAGGGATTATTGGCCATATTTGACTCCGGATAAATATATCATATAGTGTATTTATATACGCATATTTTTAGGATTTTTTAAATGGCCAAGACTACTGAAGAGTTATTAGCTGAACTAATTGAGCTGCAGAAAGCAGGCGGGTCTCGCACTAATACCCCTGCTAGCACTCCTGCGGCCGCAGGTGGTACATTTGGCTTTACAGCTGGTTGGGATAAATCCCTTGGTGAAGCTATTACAGGTGTTGGCAAACTTGGCAGTTCAAGTTCAGCCACTGCCACTGCCGTTGGTCTAGTTGGCACGGCACTAGGAAAATTGCCAATAGGTGCTAATACTGCGATGGCGGCTTTTGGCGCAGTTTCTGGAGCTGTGACGAATTCAGTTGACAGTTATCAAAAGCAACTCAGCGCCGGAACTGCTTTTGCTGGCGGACTACTAGACATGGAAAAAACTCGTGCTCGAAGTGGATTGTCACAAGAACAGTTTGCAAAACAGCAAGAAGACATGGCTAAAAACACGCTTGGTCTAAGCGGACAAAGCGGCGAAGCAATGAAGAAGCTAACCAGCTTCCAAGACGACTTTAAAAAGACAGATATTGCCAAACAATTACAATCAACATTTGGCCTATCATCAGAACAGCTTGCTACCTATACCAATACTTGGATTACTCAAAACGGTAACATAGATCTAAATGATACCAAGGCAAAAGCTGCCGCAATACGATCTCTTGAGAAAATGACGGAAAGCACTATTCGTCAAAGTCAGGAAACAGGTATAAGCACAGACATAATCAACAAGCAAAATCGTGTCATGAACGAAAGCCTTCAAATGCAGCTAATGCGTTTAGAAGGTGATCAAGCACAAAATGAAGCACTGAGTGATCTCATGCCGCAACTAGTTGGTCTTGGTCCAGCATTACAGAATCTTGCCCTTGAAGCATCATCTGATATGGGTGTAACCGGCGACAAAGCAACGATGACTCAAGGTGCTCTAGGATCACAGGGTGTTGAGTTTAGCGATGCTGTTAGAAATTTAAAAAATGTAACAGAACGTGGCGGATCAGCAGAAGAGAAAAAAGCAGCAGAAATGCGTCTTGAGGCAGCAAAGATTGAAGTCAACACCTTAATGCGTTCAAAAGAATTTACGCAAATGGCAGAAGTTGAACGCCGAGGTGGACAAACTGGTACTAACGGAGCAATGTTAGAACTGATGAAAGAAAGACTGCCTAATCTACAAAAAGAAAAAGCGCAATCAATCGATCTTCAACGACAAGGCATGTCAGGTGATCCTAGACAGGTAACAGACTATAGTAAAGAACAAACAAATAGAGCCATAGCTGGTGTTGACGCTAACGGCAATAGGCGAGCGGGCGACGAAGCATTAGCCGCTGGTAATCAAGCAAATACTCGGGTTAGGGACGAAGCAATTAATCTTGAAGTTAAAACTATTGGAAAAGTTATTACTAATTTAGATAGCTTTGCCGCTAAGTTAAATGAAGTAACTGGAAAAATTGGAGGCGGCAGATATACCTCTGGAGAAATTGCTGGCAACCCAGATACTGGACAAAAACCATTAGGACAAATACAAACTGAAAATACTCCACGGGTGCCAACACTGTATCCAAAACGGGATACAGGAACAGAAGGCGAAATAAAAGAAAAAACAGAACCTAAAGATGTTGTGGCACAACTACACAAGGGCGAAAAAGTATTGCAACCGGACGATGCTACAAAGTTTGAAAGTGTTGGCGGTCTTGACTTTCTTAAATCAGCGTCTGCTGGAAAAATGCCAGCAGTATCATCTAAAGACATGCTAGGCGGAATTGATCCAAGTAAGATGTTTGGAGACATTCAGAAGCAAATGACTCCAATGATGGAAAATATGCAAAAGCAAATGACCCCTATGATGGATAATATGCAGAAGCAGATGACTCCTATGATGGATAATATGCAGAAGCAGATGACTCCTATGATGGATAATATGCAGAAGCAGATGACTCCTATGATGGGTGATATGCAAAAGCAGATCAGCTCGTCGTTTAGCAAGCTAAAAATGCCAAGTGGGTTTGATGATAAGAAACTTACCAGTATGATTGGTAATATTAAACAACCTGATCCAGGCCAATTAGCCAATATGGCCAAGTCTATGATACCGCCCGCTGATAATTCGGCTGCTGCAGCATCAAGAGATATGATTAGTAATTTAAAAAATGCTACTTCTTCTATGGCTCAAACGCCTAAAACTCCCGAACCTGCTCGTAATGAATATGATGACGAGCCAGCAACACCAATAGCTAATACACCATCAGAGTCTACGCCGTCTGAATCATTCAATAGTGACATACTAAAAGCACTAAACGACTTAAATAAGATATCGGCAGCCCAGCTTGCGGCTCTAGAACAAAATGGTAGCCATGCTGAAAAATTGAATAGCAGTGTAGACGGGTTAAACGGCAATAGATTTGCCTAAAAGGACATTTGAATGAGTTGGAAAAATTTTAAAGGGTATTATGTTTACACGTACTTAGATGATA